GGGTGCTGTTCTGCCGGTTCTCTTTATCCTGTAAGCGTCCTTCTCGGAGCGTAGGAAATAGAGGAACTTCAGCGTAGCGTTGACTAAACTCCTGAAAGGAGAAACTACGGTGACGTAACATTTGACGTGCAATATCACGAGTAGTGTTGATTTCCATAAGTACATGAACCATCTCAAACGGTGACCAATGCTGATTGGCTTTCAAGTACTCAAACAACTTATCGGCTGTTTCCTTGTTTGCTTGGTTGCCAGGATTAGAAACCCTAGCGCAATAGACAACCAAATCTTTTAAGCTGTCTGCTTCTTCAATCGTTGGTACTGTGTACCCTACTAATTTAACGCTGCTCATCATATTCCATAAATGTTTTAATTACTTCTGAGGCGACTTGCGGGACGATTGCGTTACCGCTTCCCCGCAGTATGCCCACTCGATTGGGTATCCCATTAGCCAGAGGGAAAAGCGTGGATTCAGTTGGTATTTGCCTACACTTGTCGTCTCTGCAATACACTGTCGTGCTGCGCCCCCAAGGGTTGTGCCACGCTTCGGGTGTAAGGCTGCTTTGCCCTGTCCGGCTACTTGGTTGTTGTCCTGAGTTGTTGGTGTTGACCACGGAACGAACTTTGCCTGGTTCGGTAACTCCTTCTTTCCTTTCCCTGCTGACCCCCTGCCATCGCTGTACAGTGGAGTAGCCCAAGAAAAACATTCGTTCTCTTTTGTGCGGTGCGCCCACGCTGCAAGCCGGTAGTACTGCCATTGCTGCGGCGTAGCCGCTTCTTTCCAAGTCAGTCTGTAAATCATCGAACCAAGAGTCTCTAATCGCTGACGCAACCTGCTCACCAAAAACTGTTGGAGGTTGACACTCTCTAATGAGATTGAGGAAAGCGGGGGCAAGGTGTCGCTCATCAGCTTTACCTTGTTGCCTACCTGCTGAGCTGAATGGTTGACAAGGTGGGCTACCTGTCCAAACAGGTCTTTCGTCTGCCCAACCTGCCATTCTGAGTGCGAGACTCCATCCTCCGATACCGGCGAAGAAGTGGCACTGTGTGAACTCTTTAAGGTCATTTGGTTCTACCTCGATTATTGAACGCTCATCTACAATCCCATCTGCTATGTGTCCTTCCTTGATTAGCTCCCTAAGCCAAGCTGCGGCAAAGGGGTCATGTTCGTTGTAATAAGCTTTCATTGAAAATCCTTAATCCCCAATTTGGGGAACATTGTCCCCAGTTTGGGTATTGTTAAATTTGCATAGTTTACCTATGCGTTTCCCTATCGGGAAATTTTGTTAATTTAATTGTACAAAACGCTGAATATTACCCGTTCGGTAAAGTATTCGTGACCACAAACACACCCAATTACGCCCATTCGCTTATTGTGCTGTACCATTCACCGCTTATTGTGCAGCGTTAATGTGTCTGTTTTGTCGCATTATACACTTTTATGCGCCATAAAGTGCCAGATTTGACATTTTACTGCGCCTTATCCGTGGCAGCTCATACACTCTTCAGCATCTGCTAAAGCTACACGCTCTACCTTCAGACCTACCTTATCAGCACTTACACCTGCGTTAGTACGCAGATAATACACTCCCTTTAGTTTCTTCTTCCATGCACGAAGATGGACAGAATTAACGTAGCTACGGGGGCTACCAGAAGGGAAGAACAGGTTAACACTTTGACCCTGACAAATAAACTGCTGTCTATCTGCTGCGTGGTCTACTACCCATCCTTGGTCAATCTCAAACGCTGTCTTAAATACTAGCTTCTCGTCTTCTGTTAGGAAGTCTAAATGCTGTACTGAGCCATCGTTATTAATGATTGTCTTCCATACTTCATCAGTGTTCTTGCCTTTCTCTTCTAACACCTTCTCAAGATATTTGTTCTTGATTAGATGCGCTCCCGCACGGGTACGGTGTGTGAAAGCATTAGACTTTAATGGTTCGATGGAAGCTGTGCAGCCGCAAATAATGCTACTATTAGCGTTAGGAGCGATAGCCAAAAGATGAGAGTTTCTTCGTCCAGTTCCAACCATGTCGGGGGCTTCACCAAGGATGTCAGCCAAGACTTTAGTTGATGCCAAAGCTTCATTTTTAATCTCCGTAAACATACCGGTATTAACGAATTTGGCGTGTAGACTTTCCCAAGGAATTCCCTTCTTCTGTAAGTAACCGTGGAAACCCATAGCTCCCAAACCAATCGCACGTTCACGCTCGGCTGAGTACTTAGCTTTCTCAAGCTCGTTAGGAGCATTGTCGATAAAGAAGGTTAGTACGTTATCAAGTAAACGAACTAAGTCCTGAATCATATCAGTACCGCTCCATTCATCGTACATCTCAAGGTTCACTGAAGACAGACAACATACTGCTGTACGGTTTTCATCTGTAGCTAAGTGAATCTCGTTACATAGGTTTGAGCCATGAATCTGTAAGCCTAACTTCTTCTGAGCTTCAGGCAGTGCTGCACGAGCTGTATCAATGAAGTTAAGGTACGGACTACCAGTACGGAAACGAGCCTCTAACAAACGCTGCCACAAGTCTCTCGCTCTGACTGTGTGCATTACCTCCTGAGTATGAGGGTCAACCAATGACCACTCTTCATCATTTTCTACTGCTTCCATGAAAGCGTCAGAAATGTTGACAGCGTTGAAGAGGTTAAAACACTTACGGTTTGCATCACCTCCGGTTGGTACTTTGAACTGAGTGAATTCAATAACATCAGGATGCGACACATCGAGGTACGCTGCGTAGCTACCTTTGCGTGTCTTACCTTGTTTGTAAGCGGTCATTTGACCGTCTACTACTTTTAGGAAAGGGATAGTTCCAGGCGACTTATCCGTGACACCACGAACGTCTGACCAGTGACCACCTACACCACCACCTTTAACTGATAGCCAAGCAACTTCAGAGTTGTGACCAATCAGGCTTTCTAGTGTGTCCCCAACGTAAGTTAGGAAGCACGAGATTGGAAGACCTTTAGGGGTTTCATCAGGTAATGGAGCATTGCTGAGAACAGGGCTTGCAAACATAAACCAGTTACGACTAGCGTAATCGTAAATCCTCTGAGCAAACTCTTTATCCCCGAAGCTATAAGCCACGGCAGCCCGTGCATAGGATTGTTGAGGGTCTTCCCCGTCTCGGCAATAATAGTCTTTAAGTAACGCATAAGCTTGCTCCGTTAGGTTGTTGTTACGCTTTTTATCAATTAGGATTCCGAGGTATTCACGCATCTTTAACGAAGACCCCATCAATCATACTGCCTGTACGACCTTTGATTTCATCGTATGCAGATTGCAGACATTGTTCGATGTTTAGTTCCCACGCTTCAGCTTGCATAATTAGGGTAACAATAATGTCACCGATAGCGTCTTTGACTTCATCAACATCTTTCTTATCAATACCAATCGCCAGTTCTTCGACTTCTTCTAACGTCTTCCTGAACTGAGCTACTGGGTCAGGGCTAGGTAAGATACCTTTCTCGTGTCCCCAGTTAATAATTCTTTCTTCTAATACTTGTAGACCCATTACCAATTCCAACCTTTCGTAGCTTCCATAAGCTCAATTTGTTTATTGAGATACCAACGTGCTTTCTTAGCATCCTCGATTGGGTTGTTCTTGTTCCACAACCGAGAGCCTAGATACTTCAACACGTTACCGTGGCAGTAAAAGATAGCTTCATACTGACCCAACACATCAACAATGTAGTCAATGGTTTCAATCTCACCTGCGTTGTAATGTGCAGGTTTTTCTACAGGGTCGTTTTTGGCTTCTTCCATTACATTTTTAATAGCTGCTTTCCAATCTTCTGGTGTTGCATCATCGATAGATTTTCTTGCGTTTTCATACTCACCAAAAGTCAGTTCTTCGGCTTCCATAATACCACCTCTCCTGTTTCTAAATTATATTCCCCGTCTCGTAAGATACGGGCTAAATGTGCCTGTTCTAGCGCAACTTCTTCGCTAAGATTTTGTCGAGAATACGCAGCCACAACCGTGTCCCAACTTGAGTCTGTAGCAAGAAGTTTCTCAGCAGTCTTAGCCCCAATCTTCGGACAGCCTGGGTAGTTGTCGGTTGAATCTCCTGTGAGTACTTGGGTGTAAAACCAGTAGTCTGCTTCTTGTTCATCTATATAAACCTCACCTTCGTCAGTTAGATGTCTACCTTGGCAAGTCTTCAAATCTTTGTCGGCTGACCAAATGATGTAGTCATCACTCGATGTGACCTTGATGCCTAATACATCATCGGCTTCTAGGTTCTTCCAAATCACGCCGTTGAATTCGTCTGCCATGTAATCCTTGGCGAACTGCAACAACATTGGGCGGCGTGTGTTTGCACGGTTAGCTTTGTAATAGTCAGCTACATCTTTACGAAAGTTGTGCTTGTCACTTAGAGCTACTTCCACCTTGTCGGTGTTAGCTCTCTCCATGAGTCCAGTTATGAAGTCAGTGACCTTGACTAATACTTCGTCTTCAAACGCATGAAGCGTCCAAAGTCCGTCACCCCAGTTAATGGGTTTTTCGGCAGCAGCGGCTACCTGATAAGCAACTATGTCGCCATCAATAACGAGTGTCGTCATCTTCTTCTTCAGCCTGTTCTATGTATTCTTTCATGTCCTTC